AAGAAGACGCTTACTCGCACTCCTCGCACCGATCCTTTCGAGGGCTCGTACTTCGAAGCTCATGGCATCAAGTGGGTAGTTGTGCCGCCGGCAGAACAACTTGTCAGCGTGTCTTACGGTAGCCATTGGTATAAGCGCTGCTTCTCTAAGCTGACAACGCCCGAGAAGTGGTTCGCGCAAACTCCTTTCATATGGGATACAGTAGATGAGTTCTCCGCAAAAGGTGCATATGACGCTTTACACACGGCGCGTGCTATTGCCATCGATATTGAGACATCTCGTGATGGGCTCCGGCGAATACTCTGTGTCAATTACACCGGCATTTTCTTTAACAATAAAACAAGATGCTTCTATACAAGAGGATATGTTCTCCCTATCAACTCCATGCGCGCTGTGGGTTGGATGCGTGCGTTCAACAGGCTTGACCCTCCAAAGATATTCCAGAACGGAAAGTACGACAACGCATACTTTACCCGCTACGGATGCCCAGTAACTAACTGGTTCTTCGATACGCTGCATGGCTTTCACTGCTGGTATAGTGAGATGCCAAAGACTTTGGACTATCTCACAGCGTATCTGATACGAGACGTAGTGTACTGGAAGGACCAGAGCGGCGAGGATCTTTATCAGTACAATGCCCGCGATGGTTGGGCTACTGCGAACGCATGGCTTGCGCTCATGAAAGAAGCGCCGGCGTACTGGGAAGGTAATTACCAGCAAGAGTTCCCGCTAGTATTCCCGTGCTTGCAGATGGACCTGGACGGCCTAGCTGTTGACGAAGAATCGCGGGCCGGCTTATCTATCACGCAACATGCACAGCTTGACGAGTCGCTGCTATCTCTGCGCCGCAGGCTCGGTGTGCCTAAGTTTAATCCTAGCAGCCCCGTGCAATGTAAGAAGTTGTTGCAGGTACTATCGTGCTCCGGTAAAAAGCCGCTACCTCAAGAGCTTGCGAAAGTAACTAGCTCTGATAAGCGGGCAATGCAACTCTGCGCAGACAAGCACCCCCTTAATCAAATACTTATTGAGGCCCTCCTTGACTACCGCGAATCGCGTAAACTACTTAGTGACTACCTTGAAGCCGAACTCTATCACAGGCGCTTCTTGTATTCTCATAATCCCGGGGGCACCGATACTGGGCGGCTTGCTAGCAACGAGTCTTACTTTTGGTGCGGGCACCAGATACAAAACATGCCGGCGTACTGTAAGCAAATGCTCGTTGCCGATCCAGGATACCACCTCTGCGAAATTGATAAGGCTCAATCGGAATCGTGGTGTACTGGGTATCTTTCCGGCGACACTAACCTCATCGCTGCCTTACAGTCCGGGCGAGATTTCCATTCAGTTAACGCAAGCGCTTTCTTTGGAATATCTTACGAAGATCTTTGGGATGTGGACGGAAACGAAACCAAAAACAAGCCCATCAGAGACTTAAGCAAGCGCACGAATCACGGCGCTAACTACAACATGCAAGAGAACATGCTACTAATAACAATGGGGGCGAAGAATGTCATTAAGGCCAAGGTTCTCCTCAAACTGCCAGCTGAATGGAGTCTTAAACGAGTATGTCAGTATCTGCTCCAACAGTTTGATAACACTTACCCGGTGGTACGAGGAGCTTGGTATGAGCACGTGCGTTATTGCATACGTGCCACCAAGCTTTTGGTCGGGCCTACCGGCTGGACACGATACTGCTTTGGCGACCCGGATAGAAATAAACGGCACCTTAATGCATACGTCGCGCATCCCCCACAATCGTTGTCCGTTATGGTTGTTAATAGGGGGCTCACCAATATCTACCGCGAACTTCAAGGTCCTGATCTGCGACTCAAGGCTCAGGTCCACGACTCAATTCTCTTTCAGTATCGAATTGGGCGACTCGATCTCGTACAACGAGCTGAAGAACTCATGCGAGTTACCGTCCCAGTCACCGATTGTTTTGGTACAACGAGAGAACTTACGATCCGTAATGATGTTAAATGTGGAGCGCGGAAATGGAGCGACTTAAAGAGCTTTTCGAAAGTACTAAAAGAGCAGCAATCGCAGTCTGCGTTATTGATGTAATCGATATCATTCCGTTCATCATAGCAGCTTGCGGCTTCATTGTTGGTGTCTTAGTAACTGCCGCCGTCACGGGGTATAACACAGGGAGGAACTGGGTATGTCATCGGGTAACGGAGTAGAGAGCGGGGAATGTAAGGAGTGTGGGGTTACTATTAGCGGGCCGGCGGCACTCTTGCATGAAGGTACGAAGGACTTACCTGGTAAGTATATCCGCGATCGTATCTGCTTGGTGCGTGAGGTAGAAGAAAACATTGATACCGGAGCAATCATTACCCGCTGGTATCTCGACGAGATGCATGTGCCGGAGACTCCGAGATGAGAATCAAGATGCACCAAGCGCGCTCAGGTAGCCAAGTAAATCGCATAACCTTGGAGTGGCGCACGCAGGAATTAGCTGATGCTTTGGAACTTGCCGGCCCTGTAAGAAAAGACGCGCTGAAGACTGCATCCGAGTTAGATAGCGCCGCGGGCCGCATATTTCGGGCGTATCTCATAGCCTCAGTTATCGAGGACTCTGTGCATGCTAAGAGATCCCCGGAGCCCCCGCCGCCGCTGATACTACCTCCTGGGTACTGACTCATCATGGCAAAAGACGCCTCATTTTTTGACGCGTACTTTGCCTATACTGCCGGCGATGAAGTACCGCTTATCTATCATCGGTGGTGTGCAATAGCTGGAGTCGGCGCCTTGTTAGGTCGCCGGTTCTGGCTTAAGCACGGGCGTAGTACCATATGGCCAACGCAGTACCTGATGCTTATTGGTGGTCCCGGTGCCCGCAAAGATACAGCGATAGCATGCATTCGCGGGTTACTAAAAGCTAGCGGGTATGAATCCTTAGCAGCTACTAAGACAACAAAAGAGAAGTTCCTCTTGGACTTAGAAGGGCTCCCGGAGGGGCAAATAACGGCGGAGCAACTAGATGAATTCTTACGAGAAGACTCTGACCCTCGGGAAGTTTTTATCATGGCAGGGGAGTTCGGAGAATTCCTAGGCTATGGTAACATAGAGTTCGTATCCCTGCTGACAGCGTTGTGGGATTATACGGGTGTGTTTGAGTCTCGTCTTAAGAACTCGCGCTCGGTTAAGATACAAGATCCAACTGTCAGCATACTCGGAGGTAACACGCCCGCGGGATTTGCACTTACTTTCCCGCCAGAAATCATCGGGCAGGGATTCTTTAGCCGCTTACTACTTATCTACGGAGAGCCGACAGGGAGACGTATCACCTGGCCTACAGTACCATCAGAAGCAGATGTCGCTGCTATGGCTAAACTGATGAGGGATATTCAATATGCTATCCATGGCGAAGCTATCCTTCCGCCTGACACACAGCTGGCACTTGATGAGATTTACCAGGGCTGGAGTGATTTGGAAGATGCTCGGTTTCTTAATTACAGCAACAGGAGACTTACTCATCTATTTAAGCTGTGCCTTATTTGTGCTGCTTGCCGTCTTTCAAGAACTGTCGAGTTACAGGATGTTACCCTTGCCAATACCATTCTTACACACGCTGAAGGACTTATGCCTAGAGCACTGGGCGAGTTTGGTAAAAGCAGGCATGCTGATGTTAGCGCTAAGGTGCTATCTTTTTTGGAGACAGTAGGGAAGCCCGCGACTATCACAGATATTTGGAAGGCCGTCTCCACGGATCTTGAGAAGCTCAATGACTTAGGTAATATCCTCATGAACCTGGAGCAGGCGGAGAAGATTCAGCGCGTAGCTAAGCAAGGATTCCTGCCGCTGAAGAAGGCCCGCGGAGTTAATAGTAAGTACGTAGATTTTTCGTTGTTACCTGAAGCACGTTAACTCATAGTACGACTGGAGCTAAGATGAATAACTACGATAAAGTTGCACTTTTCTTGCGCGTCGGCGGCATTAAGCAAGGGGAGCTGGCAGATATACGCACCGATGCTACGGCACGAAGTACGGAAAGAAGCTACGCTCTTATCATGGAGGAGTTCAACGAGCTAGAAGAAGCTATGGAGAAGTTTCGGGCGGACCGCAGCTTGCAAACTCTCATCGATGTTACTGACGCACTCATTGATATCGAGTACGTTATTAACAACATGCACTACGAGCTGGGCTTGCCCGCGATGAAGCTCTTTAACGAGGTGCATGAGTCTAACATGCGGAAGCTTCTACCTTGCCCGTCGTGCCAGGTTAGCAAGGAAGACGGGTGCGCGATGTGCAACTACACCGGCTTCGTAGTAAGGAAGAGCCCCGTTGGCAAGATCCTTAAGCCGGAAGGCTGGCAAAAACCTGATATATCTAAAGTGCTTTGCCGAGCCTACGAAGAATCTGTAGACAGGGTAACCGAACTTCGTGATGTGAAAGGAGCAGGGGAATGAAAGCAAAATACGAGATCGTCGTAACTCGGATCACGCTGGAGAAGGAGATGGTTGCAGAGAAGTGGCAACCTATCGGCTCGCACGTAGTAGAAGGTAGCGACAAGCTTGGCACTACGTATGGCTATCCGCCAAGCCGAAAGCAGGAAGTCGAGAAACGGGAACAGATATTTCACCAGACGTTGGAAGCTCTGGATCTGTCCCGGCTTGTGGTGGCGATTCAGAATGAAGCTAAGACGCCCGCGCCTGTTATCTACGACCCGCAAACTCATACTTACGTAGAAGGCGTCGGGCTTGTAGAGCGCAAGCCGTGGACCGATCCACAGAAACTAGTGGAGATGCTTAAAGGTGCTCCTAATGACCTTCCTAAGGACCTAGATCTTCCGCCCGTGTAGTTCCGCCACTCATGAAATCAGGAAGGCGTTCACCACCCATGATCTCTTGCAATCCTTGTGCTAGCGGATTATTTAGCTTATCCCGCAGCACATTGACTTGGCTGGTGTTCGCCATCCGCATCTGCGTTACCATGAACTTGGAGAACTGATCTTGCCTGCCCCCACTCTTAGCGTAAGCCAGCGCAAAGTCTTGTACTTCGTCGTCAGACGGATTACCGCCCGCGACAAGCGTTGTCTTGATTGCACTTCCAAGCTTCTCACGACGTGCCCGGTCCTTGGCTTGATACGCTTTGATACGGTAGAGCGCATCGAGAGCGACAGCCTCATCAAAGGGCTTGCCACCAGCCATCCGCGCTGCATTAGAAATATCGAACAAATCGATGCTACTAAGGAGCGAGCCTTTACTCGTGGTCGTATACCCATTGAGTACTTGTGCAATGCCAGCAAGAGGTCTATTAAGGCCGTTATGTTCCAGACCTTGCAGGATAGTATCTTTGAACTCACCCCCTTTAGAGAGTTTACTGGCAGTGTCAAGCAGATTGCCAAAGAAGCCCGCAGTTGCTTTAACAAGCGGGATTTCAGCTGGATCTACTGGGAGCACTGTTATCTGCCGGGGGTTGATATCCCCTCTGCTATACAGATTAAACTTGAGGTCCGGATGGAGCAGGCCGAGAGCATTACTAGCAAGGCCGTAGAGGAGCCAATCGCCAGCCTCTTTGCCCGCGACGCTATAAGCAGCATGGTAGATATCCTTGTGAGCGGGGTTCCCATCTGCATTACCGACGAGATGCGTGTTGATAGCGTGGAAACCAGGGAGGCCCTGAAGTCCATAGATAGTACCCTGCATCATAAGTAAGTTAATAGCGCCTCTGCTTTGCTCCGTACTTACATACCGAAGTAAATTCTGCAGGAGGTTGAATTGATAAGTCTGGAACAGCCCGATAGCCTGCCCGATGACGCCCTGAAATACGATTGGTCGTTGGCTGGCGAGATAATTTCCTGCCACACGATTGGTAAAAGTTTGTATATATGCGGCTGCTTCGCGGCTACTCATGAGGCCGTTGGTGGTTGCAATATCGGTAAGCTGCTTCATACTGGCAGCAGCTACGAACCGGGTAAACTCCTCCGAAAATTTATTCCCAGTTATCTTACTGCCAAGTTCAAGAGCGCTGGTAACCCGCGCGTCGAGAGCTGCAGCAGTTTCATTTCCGCGCACAGTAAGATTGTCAAGCATCTGCCTGTGCTGATACAGGAAGTCGCTTACCACATTCATGTTGCGGAATTCGTTAAGCAGTACCCCTCCAGCGCGCGCATCTTCAAAGTACATCTTAATACTATTGCCGAGCAGCTTCCATGTCGTTGGCATGGCGACCTTACCATTAGTGCCTGGCACTATCACTTCTCTGAGGCCGGCCAGCTGCCCGACGACATCAGCGTTTCCGTTTTTAATGGCTCTGAGTACATGCGACATCTCAGAACTATAGAGTATTGGAGTGCCGACGATGTTGTTAAGTGCATTAAGCGGGTCTAGCCCGAGGATAGTACCGCTGAGAATAGCCTGTGCCTTAGCTACGAATCGTCCAAGGTACGGCTTCTCAGCAATCTCGTTTGCCAGCAGTCGCTCCATCCCATCACGGTAAGGCTGCCCGAGGCCGTAGTCACTGGCCATCTTATTAAAAGCTGTAGCCTCCGCGTCCCCGAATTTGCCAAGACCTATAAAGCCCTCGCGAATTATCTTGGCACTCTTGCTTACTGAGTCTTCTACCCAAGTATTGATAGACCTCCAAGGCCCGTACTCGCTGCTCCGACTGATATTGAGCATCGTCTTAATGATGTCATTGTACGGGTTGTCCGCGCTATCTACTACGGACTGAGCAACGGAGCGGAACTGCGAGGATTCCACAGCGCCATAGCGAAGACCAAGCTGGCGTAGCTCCTCCGTAGTATGAGCATAGCGCATCTCTACGCCTTCCCGCACCAGCTTTATTTCCTCCCGCATGTGCCATTCCATGAACTCCGTGGAAATCTTCTCACTAGCTCCCTTGCCCGCGGGTGGGATAACATCGCTAAGAGCGCCGGCTCTGCGCAGGGAAGTATCAACGAAGTTCTCATTAAGCCCGAGAGAGTATTCGTAATCTCCGCGCGCCTGGTGATAGAGCTTGCTATCAAACTTCGTTATCACCTGCCCGGAATGCTTACCCTCGAAAGTATCCTTGCCTGTCTGCCGCATGAATACCATGCGTTGAAACTCGGGCCGCCTCGACATCTCGTCGATCTTAGCAGATAGTCCTTCAGCAGTCTGACTTACGATGACACCGACATGGGGCTGTGCTCCAATGCCATCGTGCTGACGTACTAGGGCAAAGAACTTAAAGTCGCGAGTGTTAACAGGCGGAAAGTATAGCAGCGGGAGCCCGCGTTTTTCTGCGTCAGTAACGTCTCCGAGACCGCGGGCAGCTCTAGCATTTCTATAGTGCGTCCTACGACCTTCGTTAATATTGATATGCTGGTCTAGGAATGCGTAAACATCCTTGGACACGTCGAGACGTATTGGAGTGCCCGCGAATACTGGCGCGTAGTCTTCCTTCAATATTGGCACGAGACTACCATCCGCCCCCTTAACCCACTTCTCGATAGCGTCATGCATGACAAGCTGGTTATTAGCACGGTCGAGCATGAACTTCTCTGGCGACCGCTGCACCATGCTCTTGATGAATGACAGCTCTGCCGTAAGTTTCTCGTCCCGCAGGATAGGAGCGAGAGTGCTAGTTACCTGCTTAGTAACCTCATCGATCTTTGCCTTAGACGCACGATCGACAAAGGAGCCAATGCGTTCCGCCATTGATGCGATACTTCCGTACTCTCCGCTGGCAAAACTGATGAAGCCGGCGCCCGCGCCTTCTCTGCTAGCATCTCGAATGAGATAGTAGAGTTCTTCCGGAGACGGGATCGCACTGACGCCGGCCTCGCCGCTAAACATATTTGCGAAGACATTCTCGAACGACTGCATGGACTTAAGAATCTGCGCATTGACAAGTGCCTCGCCACGCAATACGTTACCATCAGTATTGATGGATGCAGTATCGTACACCATCCTGCCGTGAGTAGGCTTGAGGAAACTGCGGGCCTCATCCAGCCCCTCACGTATGTACCCCTTAGATACGTCCGTCAGGAATTCCGGAGTAATGTTGAGCCGGTAGGCTATCTCCAGCTCATCCATGTTCTTCTTAATCATTTGCAGCGCAAGGTCACTCTTAACTTCGGCAATGTAATCCGACAGGGCTTCTACGCTGCGCAGTGCCCGGCTTCCTTCTGCGATATATACCAGCTGTGTATTATCACGAAGCGCCTTCTCAAGCATAGGGATGTCGTACTTACTGATAGTTGCCGACATGCCAAGAGGCGTCTCATCTAGCAGTGTATAGATATGGCGGGCATTAAGATCGAGCGCATCATCTGTCAGAGGATTGAGCGCCGTAGCTGCCTTAGTGTAGATCTTGTCACCGATGCGAAGTCCTTGAGCAACTCGCTTAATCTCGTCAGCATTCTTAGCGAGATCAACGACTGTAGGCATTGCCCGCGTCAGGTACTCGCCAGTTTTGAAGTTAACGATGAGCGCGCTAGTAGCGTCATCATCGCCGGCAAGGATTGCAGCGCTAGACAGCGGCTTCTTTCTACCCGCGTACAACGGGTCTACGAAGTACTCGATGTTAGGCTTACGCGCAAACTGCGCGGGCTCCAAGCCATCGGCAAGTGTGGCACCATAAGTAGATGCCTTATAGCGCTCAGCTAGCTGCGTCGGCACATCAACGTAGACAATCTTACCGTCAGGATAGTCTTTCTGCAGGTAGCCTTTAGCTTCCTCCAGGTTGCTGGTAAACCAACGGCCGCCGGCAGCAGATCCTTCGCCAAGCTCCTCGGCACCTTTAGCAGCTTCAGCACGAAACAGTCTAGTAACGTTCTTCCCGGGATCAGTAAACTGCGTACCTTGCTTAGGCGCATCTGCTAAGGTGATGCGCTCCAAGCTCTTCAGGTTAGCAAGGTTATCTGCTACTTCATCGACGCTCTTGCTAGCAAGGATTTGCTCGCGCAGTGCGTTACCAAGAGCCGCATCCCCGCCTGCCAGCTTCTGCGCCTCGATGCCGATAAGGTTATCTGCCGTATTGTTAGCTTCGAGCGCGAGCTGCAGCTGCTTATCAGTGCCATCCACGGGGCGCCGGAATTTGCTGCCCGCGAGTAAGATGATATTCTTCTCGGGTGTTGCGTTCCCTGCTAGGTAGGAGTTATGGCGATAGATGAAGTCGCCCGCGTCAACCTCCTTCGTAACAGAGCGCAGCTTCCACCAGTCCTTACCTCCTTGTATCGAGCCGCCGATAACACCGCCAAGAGCCATACCTCCGAGAGCATTCCAGAATATGTCCTTAGCAGACATCTGATCTAGCATCGGAGATTGATTCATTGTAGCGACCACGGCTAGTTCAAAGGCAGCAGCCTCTAGCGCCTCGTTACCAAAGCCGGCACCTAGCATCTTTGCCCGCGTGGCAGTCAGCACCTTGAAGGTATTAGTGCTATCTGCGATGTCCATCTTAGCTTTGAGCAGTAGCTCTGCGTGCTTGTTCTTGAATAGGCCCGTAGCAAGATAGCCATTAGCGCCATGCCCACCAGATTGCATAAGGCGCAGAGCCTTAATACCAAGCATCCCGGGCACCAAGCTGGACCCGACAAAGCCTGCGATATCAATGCCCTCTTTATTCTGCACGTAGTAATTCGCGAGGTCATCATCGAAGCTTCGAAGTGTACTCTCGACATTCATCTTTTCGATGTTGGCGTTAGTAGCCCAGTTGATGCCCGCGATTGCTGTGTTAACAATACCGCTAATACCACTCACGCCAGCACCGAATACCCCGTAAGTAGCAGCTTTACCAAGCTCCTCAACCCACGAGGTTTTACCGCCGGCAACGTTGTGCGCGTCAGCCGACATAATAAGGGGGTTGCTTGCAGCATCTTCGTCTGTGAGGGCCATGATTATCTACCCGTTTCAGATCTAAAGGTGGAGAATGTCGGAGGCGTAGCTGCTGCCTCCGCAGCACGTTCCGCCTGCCGCGACCCAGGAAATGGCTGCGTGCTGCCAGGAAACAACGTCTCTGCGAATGGCTGGCTACTTCCTGCTACTGGCTGCCCTTGCTGCCCGAATCTGCGCAGTAAGTACAGCTGTACCTGCTCCGGTTTAGTAAGGTCCACAGTCATCGAGCGATTACCGCTAGTAAGAACAACAGAGTAGCTGCGGGGTAGTTCCACTTTGAACGCCGCCGCATTGCTCTGCTTATTACGCTCTGCTACGTTCGCTGCGTAATACTGTGCGATTGCGTATGCCTGCCCGGTGGTAGGGACACCCTTAGCAGCAAGCCCAGTTGCGATAGTCTCCACAACTGTCGCGGTAGTGGGATTCGTGACTGTCATCAAGGGAGCGAGGACCGTGCCCGCGACGCTCTTATTAAAATTCGTGAACGTGCCTGCCATAACTGCGGGCGGCAGCTCTTTAAGGAAGCTAGTAGCTTCTGTCACGGGCTCAGTTGCAAGCTTCACTAGCCGCTCGGTAAGTCTGCGGGCAACGTAGCCTTCCTTGTCCTTGTTATACTCCTCGTAATCTCGGATATTTTCCGGCTTCACGCTGCTCGTGATCTGATGCACGAGGCCAGTAATTTGACGTTGCCACTCTCTTGTCGTAGCAGGTAGATTTGGGCCCCCGAAAGTATTGATATTCTTCCAGGCATCGTAGGGATTCACGCCGTAGTTGCCTGCCATAGCGCCGGACATGAATCTAAACTGCTCTTTCGCGGGCAGCCTCTCGAACATGCTCATGGTAAACATCTTAGGGTCATGTCCGTAAGCAGCTGCTGCAATAGCAATCGCCTGCTTCTTAGCATTGAGATCCGTAAGCATCTCCGTGGCCCGCGCTGTTTCTGCTTCCCGGCGCGTAGAGCTTTCAGCCCACTTGATAGCCTCAATGCGAGATTGGAAGTTAGCGCTGGCAGCAGTCATTTGCTGTGCTGAGAGCCCCTGCTCACTCATCATGTACTGGTGCGTGTTAGCCATAGCTTGCTGGGCGTAACTTACGCGCGTATTGATAAGCTCGAGATCTATGATGTTGTTTCTGCGGGCAGCCTCTGCCATGGATTTCTTAGCAGCAGCAGCTGCCTGCTCTGTGCTGATCGCAGGAATAGTGGCGTGCGCCATAGTAGTTTGCGCCGCACTGCGGGCCTCAATGCGCTTAAGATCAGCGTTCATTGAATCAATCTTCGTGGCCCGCGTATTGTAGTCAGCAGCGATCTGCGGCAACTCGATAGCATTAATGATGAACGACAGCGGGTCATCAAGTACGCTGGTCGAAGAGCGTCGCCGAATATCTTCCAGCATGCTATTTGCTTTGTCACTCTCCTCGCGGATAGAAAGTGCTAGGCGTGATGCTACGCTGGCAGGATCTTGGGCGTTGCCCCCGAATCTAGCTTGGACTTCCTTAGCTGCGTCTGCACGCACTTGAGCTTGCTGCTGATCTGCAGCGCGGGCAGCTGCCTCACTCTCCCCGATTTGCGTCTCTACTTGCTTACGCTCTACTGCTATGCCTTCCTGCGCTTTAAGCATGTCGCGGAGCAGCTGGTTAGCATCTACCTGCGCAGACTTGAAGTCCCGCTGCGACTGTACGTAAGCAGCGCTAGGGCCGATATTTAGCGTAGGTAATGCTACGGGATTCTGAGCCATTAATCTCTCCTAAAGAGCTGCAGGCACTTGGAAGCTACGGCATTGATACCGTAAAGCGCTTTGTAGCAGGCGTAGCCTAGCCACGGGGTAGGTAGATTGCGTTGCTTGCTGCGAATGTAGAGTGCCCGCAAATTAAACACAGTACGTGCGAAGTTGAACGCAAGGCGCGAATGCTTCATGAGGCGCAGGTAACGAGAGGCAATTGCGTAGTAGCCCCGGACATCATGAGTGCGAGCGTAGCGTGCGAAATCGCGGGAACTGTAGCGATACAACTCTCGCGGCATCTCCCCGTGAATATACAGCGCCGTGCAGATAACGCTTCCTTCGAATACGTCACCGATACCTTCGAAGGCGGTGCTAATTCCCTTGTTAATTCCGCCGAATAGATCCTGCACCTCGTTGATATCGAAGGCGTCGCCGGCAACTCGTAGCGCTGTCATGTACGGGAAGCCCATACTGAATCCTGCATCAGTAGCAAGATCAGTAGCAGCGCTGCCCGCGAAATCGAAGCCAGCATCAAGGCCGTAATCGAGCGCACCATCAAACCCAAAGTCTAGCGCGCTATCAAAGCCAAAATCGAGCCCGGCGCTAGATGCAAAGTCAGTGCCAAAATCGAAGATGCCAGTAGCTGCGTCCAGCGCTGTGTCGCCGAATAGGTCTAAGCCGCCGAATCCCAAATCTAAGCTCGGCGAGAATGCGTCAGATATCAAGTCAGAGCCGAAACTCCCAAAGCCGCCGAAACCACCGAAATTACCAATGCCCGAAAATAGATCATCGGAAGCAAGAGAGTAGTCAATGCCTCCGCCGATTGAGCCTAGGGACTTACCTAGCACATCACTGAAATCAAGAGAGCCTCCGCCGGGAGCAAAAGCCCCTGGCAGTGAGCTGGTGAAACTATTCAGCGCGGCTAACGGGTTGGTAGTAATACTTCCCGCGTCAGAGCCGAATAGGCTGCCCGCGGCTGTAGTTAACGCCTTACCTCCGGTCTTCTTCCCAGGCTCTGCTAGCATCCTCTTAAGCAAGGACATCAAGCCGATGCCGCCGGCCTGCGTGAGGATGGCAGTAGGATCAATCTTAGTTTGCGGTTTTGTTTGTACACCACGCGTAGCTTGTGCAGCAGTCCCCGCAGCGTTAGCTGCTACTGATCCATACTGCGCATTTGCCTGCATCAGCGTGCGAGCAAGCTCACCAGCTCTGGCGACAGCCATCTGGTCTGCCTGCAATCCAGTGCTGCTAACGTTAGCCATGCCGGCAGCGCGCTCCTTACCAAGGATAGGAGCAAATTCGCGGGCCGCAGACTGCATCGCAGCTTGAATAAGTGCGTTAGCATCGATGCCCGCGTTCTCTTTCGAGAAGCCGCTAGCAATCTGCGCCAACGCTGCCAAGGCTCCGGGGTCTGCAGTCCCTGTTTGTTTCTGGCCTGTCGTAGTAAATCCTTTGAACAGCCCCATCAGCTGGGTAAGCTGACTCATCTGATCAGGAACTTGTACTTTTGTGGTAGTTTCAGCCATGATCGCGGGCCTCGTCCTGGATAGGGTTAATCTTTGCCGCCGTTATGCATATTCTTTAACAGGAGCATCTTAAGCTCGTCTATTTTATTATAGATATGGACGACGTTATCACGCAGTTCGCTGCGACTTTGTTCTGCGCGAGCTTCGTAGGCGCTAAAGTCGTGCTTAGAGACAGTGTCTTGCAGCATCCGAACCTCTAGTTCTGCCACTTTTTTCTCCGCGTCGGAAATCCGCTTATGTGTGCTAGTCCAGATCCAGCCAACGAGCGCTGTAATACCAATGGCAACAGCGCCTTCAATGCGCTCAAGAAAAGACAGGTCAGCCACGATCCCACGCTCCTTAAGCGCCTGTTATGGCATGTATGAATTGCGTCGCAGACCATAAGGAGCTACGATGCCCGAGGGCGTGAATACAAATCCGTTACTTTTATCTATCAAGTCAGGCCCTACGTCCTCACAGTCTAGGTTAATTACTGTAGTAAGTTCCGCAGGCTGCTGCCCTTTAAGATACCACTCCCGCATCGCAGCACGCGAAGGCATTGACGATGCGTAGAACAAGTTGAAATCATCCAAACTACCCGGCCATTCAGTACCGGCTCCACCGCCTAGGATAATTTCATTAGCGCCCCTGAATATATTCCAGCTATTCTGTGTCCAGCCAGCTACGTTAGACAGCCTCGCAACTAAGACGCCATTCACATAACCTTCGAAAACTTTTGCCTCATAGTCACACAGCATATCAAACTTATGCCAGGTGTTCGGAGTAATAGTGGGAAAGATCCCAGGCTGGGGTGAATTCATTGATTGAAAACTATCTGCCGCATCTGATCTTGCCGCAAATTCTACCCGCCCAGATGCCACCACCGATAACAAAAGACCTGCAATGGCCGAGCTAGTAGGCACATAAAACATCCTGCGAGAGTTAGCGGTAGCAGTATACCCAGTCATGTGAGCCCAGATAGACCCTCCAACAACCCGGCGGCCTTGCAGCATATTATACGGCCCATCTGTAGCATGCCGATAGAATCCTGCGCTCCCAGATGTAAATACGCATGTACCGCCCTTGCGAGCTGCGATATTAGCAGGTACTGGAGTTTCAAAGCTCCACATTGCCGACGAAGCCAGCGTACCGCTAAACGCTTCTTGGATAACTCCGGGAACTCCCGAAGTATTTATACATCTGGCAACAGTCCCTCGGCCCTCGTCTAACGGCCATAGGAATCCGATATCGCAGGCAGGGAACTGACCTTTAGCATATAAGTCTGCGATATCTACTTGCGATACGCGGGAAGATCTGCGCTGGATAAATACGTTAGCAAGATGTCCCTCAAATCCAGACGCCCCACTATCCCCAAGCAGCGACGTTACTGAAGTTACTGACGCAAAATTACGTGGAAATGTGGCGGCGTAGTCCATAACTTGCACCCCGTTTACCCACATGCGTGTGCGCAATCCAGGGATATCAATCTCACCGACAACATGAGCCCAGCTATTTATTAACGCGGGAAATACCCCGCTTCCGGCTCCCAATCCTGCCACAGCAAAATCGTTGCTTACGTTATTGACGAAGAGCCCTGCGAACATAGATGAGCCGCTATCCCCGCGAAAGACAAGAAAGTCTCTCCAGTTAACGCCATCAGCTCTAGTCGTAGGTTTTACCCAGCAGCCAAAAAGCAAGTGCGTTGCGTTCAAGAATGGTGTAGACAAGCCCGCAGGAATAGTAATATTCGTAGTTCCTGCGCATCTTGCGGAACATGGAATATCCTGCCGTGCAATCGTAGTCATCGCCCAAAGCCTCCAAATAGCCTGTGTTTCGGTCCATAAGGACTCGCAATACTAACACCTACGACAGGAAAGGCGTTAGGACTCCTGTCTACAGGACTCACGATGTCAGGAATCTGCAAGTTAACTACTTCCGTACTGCCAACAGGTAAGTTACCTGTAGCGTGAAGTTGCCAAGCATCTTCTGGTGTCATGGGCGCGCGAGGCAGGAATATTTGGAGCGGACCTAAACTGCCCGGCCAGAAACCAGAGCCAAATCTAACGTCACCAGCTGCCGCAGGTGTGCAAGAAAACGTGGAATCTTCCCATGCCACGGCTGTATTCATGCCCACAAGCTGGCCATTTAGCCATAATCGATGAGTGCTATTTCTGTAGTCAGCCTCAGCCAGAATATGAAACCACTCGCGTATTAACGGCCTGTCTGCCCAACCAGTTGTCCCTGGAACAATTGTAGAGACTGTGCCCGAATCCCGCGATCTAGCAAATGCCCGCAAAAGTCCGGAAGCCTGGACATTGACGGAGAACCCGCTAGCATTAGCTGCATCTGGGATAAAGATAAGTCCGCGCTCAGACGCCGGATAGCCAGTCAAGTATCCCCAGCCGGAAGCTGCGATAATAGGCGCTCCGGCCAGCAAGGGATTTACTAAGGCGTCACTGATAAAATAAAAATCTGCCGCCCCGTCGAGCATGATATAGTTATCAGCTATATCCGCAACGCGCGACATAACTAGTCTCGCTCCGCATCTACAGCCGGAGCTGCCAGCAGCGCGGTCTGCTCCTCAGCAGTAAGCGCGGGCACATCAGGCTGTTGTCGCATTTGCCGCGCAGCGCGTGCGCCTTGAGCAAAAGCCCTGACATACTGGCGTAATTGCTGCGGGAACTCAGCGCTCCTGGGATTAAGGTGCGTGATGTTCTTCGTTATAGTTCCTAGAGGGCCGCCAAATACCATTTCTACCGTGATAAATCGCCGGCCTCCATTAGGTTCGCGCCCCACAGCAGTAACTTTGAAATCTACAGCCATGACTATCTCCTAGAATTCTATTATCTACGGGAGCCGATTACTCGACTTGCACCAGGATTTCGGCAGTGCCCGCAGAGTACACGCCAGCAGCTGCGCCGTAATCGATGAAGACACCGAGGGAGAATTCAAGCTCCAAATCATTGATAAGGGAAGCTGCCCCCGTGTTAATCAGGTCTCCGCGCCACAGCACGTTGCCAGAGGCAGCCGTATTGTCGAAGATAGTAACCGGCACTGATGTAACGCCTGTCATGCTAGATCTGTTAACGATGACAGTGCGAAGAATCCCGGGCCCGGATTTAACAATCTCATCTGCGGGCGGTGTGCCAGTAGACATCTGCCGGTAGAATGGCGCACATGCACGCGTAGTACGCAGCGGCTTAGTAACGCCAACAGCGCCCTCGCCAGAAAGCAGTGATCCAAACAGCACCCAGAAGGTTTTGAAGTCCTCGAATACTTTGAACATAATCCCGGCTCCTTAGTGCTGCACCCACTGCAGCGAAGTATCAAATAGCAACTCTGTCGCACTTAGCGCAAACCCTATTACTTGCGAGATGTTGCCCGCGGCTACTGGAGCTGTAGCAGTAATAAGGCCGTTAGTGGTAGAGAGAAAGTACCTCGTGCCAGGCGTTAAGCCAGTAGTAAGCACAAGGCCCGAAAGTACAATTACTTCTGTAACAGCGCCGCCACCGACAGTGCCCGCAGCTTCTCCGCAATACCCATGCGCCATTTTCGTATTATTTGTGGCGTTAGCATTGCGGGCATTAAGAACTCCGGCGTTATTATACAGGTTAACCATGCCCCCGTAAACAATAGCCTCGCTCGCGGGCACGTACAACCTATGCATGTTCTCGGGATACACAGTATCTCGGGGCCGTAATGTAGCCCAATCCCCACGAACACGCTGCGCTACGCCACAATACTGCGTAAAGGCTACTTGCAGCTGTATTAGCGCATTGTATAGCGGAGATAAGAGATTGTATAGCCGGGGATCTTGGGTATCAGGTGTGTCGCCAAGGCCAAGGCTAAAAGGAGAACTAAAGCGCTGTGCCATAATTAACGATCCCCGGCCTGAATGCCTGATATTTGAATGCTGCACATGGCAAATACTCCCTTAATTACAAGAGAGTGATTGATGCCAGTAACACGCCCCTCGTATACACGCAGATTCTCTGCTTCCTCTACCAGCACTGGCGATGTTTGCAAGCTAGCTAGCGTCTTACCGTTATATGAAGTCCACCAGTAGTGCTCGAAATTGCTTCCTTCGGTAGTCATCGGGGTGCTTTCCAGCTCGACCTTGTGCAAGGTAAAGTCTGAATTGCGGGCAAGCTGGAATTTCCCTAGGATGAGTACGCCCTCGGAATCTGTAGGCGCGAAGGAGAAGTCCAGAAGTACGACAGTGCCATCCTTCTGCAGAAATGCTATGTCTCTGCGGGCCTGCGTTACGAGTTTCTGCTGTGAAAGCAGGTCCGCGTACGATGTATGTAGCAAGTCCTCGTACATCGTATTCGCAGCCAGCATCATCTGGTAGGTAATCACACCAAATAGGTTAGGCGAGTTCCAGGGGAAGCAATCCAAGTGCTCGATCTTAAGCTTACCCCAGCGCTCCAGCGTCTCATCATAGATAAGAGCGTGCGTATACCCAGTCTTACCGTAGCTAACGATGAGATACCTATTACCTACGTGAGTGAGTTTTACGCTGAGGTTCGCTGTTAGCTTCTCAGCCGTGAGTGTATTCGCGGCGTAGTCAAAGTCTTCGAAGATCTGCGATGTCAAGAAGTCTGTGACTTGCGGGTACGCGTTAGCAGCAACGCTTTTCTCTACCTTGAGTAGCCCGTTAGAAGTCCAAGCATAGTGATAATGCAGGTTCTCCTCAAAGGTTACGTGCTCCGCATGAATAACGCCGCCGCTGCCCGGAATTTCTTTCATATTCCACGGGATCTGCAAGTTGCCTGTATAGGTAGCCTGCACTGCGTTGGCAGTACTATATACGATGAAGCCGTTAGTAATCGGAAGGTAAGCGGTTTGCTGCCCGCGAAGATCGAGGACAGTTCCGCTGCCTGCGCCAGTAACGAGACTTGTGACAAAATCTACAGGATCTGTTAAGCTGCTCCAGTACAGGTTATCTTGGCCGCCGAAAGCAAGCAGATAGCCAGACGACGCTGCAATCCCGGTGACAGCTGTGTTAGACAGCCCAGTCATAGGAACGTTAGTTAGCGTGTTAGCAACAAAGTTATACTCGTATAAGCCGTAACTCTGGAAGCAGATAAATTGCCGGCCCTGTACAAATGCAGTTGTGACTACCGTAGTAGTCCCGATCTCATCAGCAACGAATAAATTGAAGCGGTACCACGCTGCTTGTACAGCATTGTATACGTAAGCAGCTCCGCCCGCGGGCACGAACACACCTCTGCGGCCCTCAGCATCTCTGATAGAGAACGCGCGGTCAAAGTGCGTAACAGCAGGAATCGCAGCTTCGATAGCAGAAGAATACGAGACACTAGCAAAGCCTTCTTGCGTAGGCACGACATTCTGCATGAATAGCGCCTGCGGGATACCAATATCCCTGTCAAGATCCCGGCCGCCAAACGAGTTGAACTTGCTGGCGTTAGTATCCAGCTGCCCAACAAGTACTGTACGCCCCTGCTGCGAAGATATCAGGGGCCAGTTAGCTGCATTCAAGTTCCCGCGGAATACGATGTCGGCCATTGCTAGCACCTCATCAGGGAGTAGTAAAGCTGCGCCCCAATAGTATGATGGAATGCCATGATGTTGTTAGCCGTTATGCCCAAAGGAAAGCGGCCATTAAGCAGCGTAGGAGACTCTGCTACCGGAGACGCGCTGCTAACGGTGCAAGCAAATACCTTGGGCGTAGATCCATTAGTGGCGTGTACCCACACTTTACCTCTGGTATCTATTAGCAGCGCAGCTGCTGTGGACACAGAATTGTACCCAGACGGCAGCGACACTGTGTGAGTAATAGCGCCCGTGCTAGGATCGCGCTGTGTTACAGTGACAGGAGTTCCGTTCTGCGCAGTCCAAAGAGAGCTGTCAAATCCAGGGCGCGCAGGCTCTAGATCATCGTAGCGGCGCAAGCCCGTGACACCGCGGCAAGCAAACGCAGGCGATACGCCACTTATGACATCTACGAGGCTGCTAGTAATATAATTGTAGTACTTAATATTGTTATTGGAGGCTCCCGTCTGCAAATAGCAGCGCTCCGGATTCTGTCGGAATGCCCCATTGAAGAAACGGTAAGTATCTCCAGAGGCCGCAATAGTATTAGATGCGATGCTTGTGCCGCCAATGCCAACGTCAAGCCTACGCAAGCGATTTGCAGATGTCTGATCGCCAATCGCCATAAGACTAGTACCGCCATTCCCGGCAGCTATACCTCCAGTACCGACAATATTGTCCCCTCCTGCGAGGGTATTAAATGTGCCGCTGCCCTGCGCAAGCATCAAGCCAAGCTCGCCGCCAAAATTAGAGTACCAGCATCCGCGCGAGTTTGCCCACCATGTATACGGATTAGCATAGTGTGTACGGGGAAAGAAGCCCCAGGATACTTTTGTATAAGTCTCCTTAACTGCGCCAGAGAGATCTAGCACGTTAAATCTGCGGGCAGTATTACCAGTACGCGCGCACCAGAAGTCTCCCCACAAGCTTAGATGGTCATAAACTCCTGACGACGGCGCTGTAAGATCTGCAGTGCTGCCATAGTTAACGTCAGCTGACATCGGGCGCACACTGGAAAGATCAAGCGCAGCTCGCCCGTAACTAAGCAACATCGCATGGTGAGGGCCCGGAGAACTCATGATATGCCAGTACCGTTAATGTACCAGAGGGTTGCGGCAACTTTGATAGCTGTTGCCAAGCCGTTAGCCGCTATTACGCGAGAGCCAGTAGCAACGCCTCCAGCAAGCCGCATCACATCGCTGGTGATGGCAATGGTAAGATCGCCGGCACCGCTGCCATTAACGAACGTAATGCACGTACCTATCGGGTATGCAACTGCGCCGTTCGCGGGAATGGTAAACGTGTGCGGGGTGCCCGAAGTATGATAGAGGTGGTAATTAGCGTCAGCTAATACTAGCCCGTAGTCAACGTTAATAAGCTGCTGCGGGATGCCAATCGGGGCGCTAGCGAGGCCCGCTACACGAATCTTAAGGAGCCGGATTTCGTCAGCTGCTACTCCCGCGGGATCGCCAAGCTGAGGTTTGCTAAGGTCAGTGGCAGACGCAGTGTAAGTCATGAGGAATCCTTATTTCGCTGCGACAGTCGCAAAGGACGTCAGCGCATCCGTGTAATTTTGCAAGTCCAGCGCTGCAAGTGTTTTAGTCTTGCCCGCGTCGGACGCAAGAATGGCAATGCGAAGCGCCGCATTTACTGCGAGCAACTCGGGCATCTTATCCATAAACCAGCTATTGAATGCCGTATACGGATACAGTGTCGGCCACGCAAGATAGCTGTACTTAATGCTGTTAATCTGCGTAGTGCTAATGAACCGGATATTACTCCCTAGCTCATAATAGACGTTAGCAAGCTCGCGCCCGTAGCTATCAAGGATTGCGCTAGCGTCTGCGTTCCGGAATAGCGCGCCAGCAGCGCCACTCATAAGGCCCGTGTAAGGATCTATGCCCGCGGGATCCCACTTACGCATCCACTCGAACACGCGCAGATTTGGCCAAACAGTGTCCTTGTCCAGGTTGATAGTAAACGCCGGCGCGGGCAGCGTATACACTGCCTCGACCCTATCATTGCCCCAGTTCTCTACCGAGTGGTAGTGGCGAGCAGCACTAATAAGCGCCTGCCTGGTTTCCGCTACCCAGGCGCGCCTATTAGTAAGTGTGTATACTTCTTCCTCTAGCTCTGCGAAGATCACTGCAAGCTCCAAAAAAGCTGCCAGCGCATTACACGCCGGCAGCAAATCCCAGAAGGAAGGACATGCGCTACTGGGAGGACTAGACGCTGCCCGGCGCGGGAGGATCGATGTTGAACTGCGACAACGCTGCCAGGGCGGCAGTAGTAGCGTCAGGATCTGGCGCACTGTTATCTACAGGTGCCGGCGGCACGGCATTAGGATCGATCTGAAGCGCCAAGAGTTGGTTCATGCGCTCCAGCAGTGCCGGGGTGGCAGCTGCCCGCACGTTGTCAGGAAGGGCGTCGTATACAAGCTGCTGCTTATTCTCCGCCGCGTGCGCAACAGCAAGAGAGAGTGCGAACATCGCGTCAGCATCATCAGCGGTGCGGGCACTCGATTGAATCTGAAATGCCTGCGGAGATGCGCCAAACTGAGGCACTTCGCCGTCGCTCTTGAAGATAAGCGGGTTAGTACCAAAACGGCACAGCGCGTTCAGTTCTTCTATCTCCAGCCGGTCCGAGGTCTCGAAATAGTGATTGGGGAAATAGCAGTCGTGCCCGTCCTTGAAAACAAAGCGGGCACCTGCTACGCGAGAGTAGAAACGTTCCGTGTTAACTGCCTGCGATCCTTGACTCATGATATGTCCTTTCGTAGTTATAGATAACCCTACCGCAGTGTCAAGTCCTTGCGCTAGCCAATCACCAAAAACGGGCCCTGGTTGGCGCGGAGGAACTGAGTCAGCTGTATTGCCGGCACGTTAGTAATTACGCCGGCGGTTGGGGTGTAAACAACCGAGTTGATTGTAATACTGGTGATCACCGAGGGAAGTCTGATTTCTCCCGGGCCCGAGTTTGCCTGGATTAGCGAAGGGCGTGTGCGTTCCAAGCATAGTTCCGTAGCTTCATTTGCTGTAATGCCAGTAACCAAGCCCGCAGCGTCCGGAGCTTTCACCCCGGACGTTACGAACGTGATACTTTCGACATTCCGCGGCACGCGAACATCTGCCACTTGCAGTCTCCTTCGTGCGATTAACCTGCGGCGCCGGCCGTGAAGTTGTAGAAGACCCCGAAAGCTGCAGGGTTCTTCACGGTGCAGGTAAGCTCCGTGGTAAGAGTTCCACCGACAGCGTCAATGCCGTTATCTTGCGCGACACTGCCACTAGCGTTGAACTCTTTGCTCTCCGTACGCCGGTCGCCAAGGTAAGCAACGTTGAACGTAGAGAGATCGACAGCAACTGCCATCCGCGCCCAGGTGCTAGCAGTACCGAAGGCGTTAAACAGCGGGTGCTCAATCATCGTGAACTTGCCGCGGGCAATCTTAAACTGCGAGAATTGCAGGCCGAAGCTAGTTTGCCCGTCCATGATCTGATACTGGCCATTGAGGCGGCCGATAGCAGTAATCACGCGGCGGGCAACACCACCGACGAAGAGAATGCGCTCATTAGGTGCCCGCGGATCTGCTACCACGTTGAACAGCGGGTCCATCGCAGTTTCCATCTGCGTGAAGTTGGTGGTAGCACCAAAGGTCGTGATGTTCGCCGGAGCGTTGTTGACCACGAGGTTGATGAGGCCATCCATCAGCGAGAACGGTTGACCGTTGCGGGAACCCTGGAACTTCTGGCCCCAGAACAACGCCTTCTCGATATCCACTGCGTGGAAGAGCGCGCAGTCTTGACGATTCTCAGCAACAGTGCTGTCGCCGGCAATGACCTGCGTAGCACGCATCGAGTTGGAAAGCGCCCAGGTATTACGGAAGATCTGGGTGAAGTTCGTAATACGCACGGGAGCGATACTGAGAGCTTGCGGGCGCAAAGACGACTGCTCGAAAGCATTGCCGATCATAAACAGCGAGGTAGAAGCGCCCATCGCTGCCGCACCGATAGTACCAACTCCGCGGGCAGCCGTTACTTGCGTCGGGCTGATAACGGCGTTGATAATAATATTCTCGCCGGTAACATCATGACGGAACATCATGCCCGGGATCACATTGGCGGTGCTAAGGCAGGTGAGGGTGGTATCACCAGAAGCCTGGCCGGCGCCTGTCAGCGTGATTGACGGGAAGATCATGGTTTTCGTGAAGAAGCCATGCTCTTGCTGAACAGCAGTCTCGCTCTTGAGCATGCTGGTAAGCCCGAAGAGCGGTGCTTGCCCTGCGGGGAACAGCCGTGTGATCATGCCCGCAAAAGATTTGCGTGCGTAATCTGCGGGCATGTGGATGCTGCTAGTATTTGCAACGCCGACTGGCATGGTTGCGATCTCCTAAGTTTCGAAGTATGCTACTGATTGTTAATGAGAGGCAAAGATGCCAGTTACGCGGTGCCGGCGAAAAGCCCGCTGATGTTAATTACCGGCGAGTACACCTGAGCAACTCCGGTAGCAGTTGCACTAGCGTTAGCGCTCAGCGTGAGAGTGCCCGCAGAACGGTTGATAGCACTGATGAGCGTGCCGGCGGTGATACCTGCGCCGCTAACCATCATGCCGACACTAAGCGTATCCAGCTGCGCAGCAGTAAGACCGCCGACAGTCGGAGATGCGTTCGTGGTATTTACGTTGTATGCTTGGCGGGGCGTATCATTCAGCACCGTCAGCAAGTACGTACGAATCACAGAAGCTGCAACGTTGACGTTCGTGCCCAGCTGGATACCTTCGCCGGCGGCCGCAGTCATAGCCTGCGCGACACCATTGATGAAAGTAAAGCGCCAGCTAACACCTTGCTTGGCATCGAATCCGAACTGCGGAGCGCCCGAAAGTGCCGTCAAGATGTTCGTGGCAGTATCGAAAGTATCCGTGTAGCCAACACCAGGCCCAGTGCGACGAAGGATGCCCGCAGCAATCGAAGCTGCAAGGATTGTTCCAGCGCCGGCGGTAGTAAGAGTGTCGATTCTCTCGTTAGTAACTGCGAGATCACCAGCCTCCGCAAGCCGGGCGTGCCCACTTGCCATAATCAACGGACGTGCGATAGTCATTGTTGCAACTCCTGTGAAGTTATACTACCGTAGAAATTAAGAACCTGGTATTGCAGCTGAGAAGAAGCCTTCCCAGTCGTCAGTAGAAGTGCCCGCGTTTTGCGTGGTACTCCGGCCACCGTTGTTGTTACCTGCCGAGCCCTTAGCAGCATTCGCAGTTTCGCCGGCACTGTACATATCCAGCATGCCTTTGAGATACTGCTTCGCCATGCTCTGAAGTTCACTAGCAGTGGCGTTCGGGTGCTTGTTTTGAATTTGCTTTTGGAGAGCGGTGAGGACAGGAGCGGCGCCAGGATGAGAAAATACCGGGTTTTCCGATATCAGCTGATCGCTTGTCATGTGCTCTTTGACCATCCCAGGAAGCCGCGAAGTGAGATTCGCGTCCTGCTTCTTAAGGGCGTCTTCCATCAGCTTAACTGCACTCTGTGCTGCCAGCATGTACGTATTACGGCCGACAGAGTTCATTGCATCGATGAAAGCTTGCTGGTCGCCACCAAGAGCTTTGGCAACTAGGTCAGGCGGGACGTTACTCGCAAGATTAACTTTGCTGAGAGCTTCGCCCATCTTCGCAGGATCAAATGCGATGCTGACCGCGTTATTCGTAGGCGGCAAAGGATTGCCTTTGTCGTCTTTAGCAGTATCCCATAGCGCCGTGAAAGCGTCAAGCGGGGATTTATTGTCGCCAGTGCCGCCAAGATCTCCCGTGCCACCAGCACTAGCAGGAGCGCCAGTACCAGCTCCAGGATTTGGGGCTCCCGTACCAGCAGGGGCGGAGTTCCCGCCAGGACCAGCGCCAGGAATTCCGGTCGTGCCAGCAGTAGGTGTCGCGGGCTGCCCCGCAAATGACATTCCAGCGTTCGGGGCCAGATTGAACATGCTCATAATACTAGCTTCGGACATGATTGCCTTCCTTCTCGATTAATTATTAAGGATGTGCTTTGGGAACATCGGGAGCAGATTTGCGGGCCGCACCTTCCCGCTCCTGCCGTTGCTGGGCGATCCTAGAAAGTAACTCGGGCAGCGTAGTTTCCTCCTCGGTAAGCAATTCTAGAAGTACGTCTATCTTCCCGCGAATGTATGCCTCATTCTGCATGAATTCGTGAGACTTCGTAGGATCGTAAAAGATATTAAGCTTCTGTACTGCGTACTGTGATACCTTTGACTGCATATACAGGCGCTGAAGATTGTTGAAAGTTACAGCTACTTTCAGTTCCTCATCCGTGAGCACATACTCGTCAAAGATACTAGCTATTTGTTGTGGCATCGCGCATGTCCTTTGATGTTAGATATTGTTATTACGCGGGTGCTGCTTGGCCCGCGGCTGCTGCTGCTTGCTGGTCCGGAGGAGTTTCTGCTTGCGTTCTTGCTGCAAGCTGCTGCATCATCTGCGCCTTTTCCTCCGGCGATCTCTTAAAGTCAGAGAGCGTGATACGCATTCCCTGCTCGCGGTAGAAGTACGCAAACATCCCCATGAGATCGTACTCCATTGCCATCTCCGGGATTGCAACAGCTGTCTGCATAAAGACCTGCATGAAGTCGCTGTTAAGTACCTTATCCGCGGGCAGGAGTCCATCGGTAATCGTATACTGGAAACTCTGGTCCCGCAAAGTCTCCGGGTTGATTTCGACGCGCTCTTTATTATTGAGATTGTAATAACTAGCCGCTTGCTGGTACTGCAGGATATTCAGCTTGATGATTTCCTTCAGCGGAGTAAGTGCCTGCGCTTGAATGAACAGTGCCATCATCTGCAGGCGCGAGTTGCTGTTACTCATCACCGTCTGGAATTCCCGCAGCGTTTTATTCCCGCGCTGGAACTGGCCTTCCTGCACCTTGTTAATACCATTGATGTAGCCGGCCATCTCCCATACGGACTGCGATTCCTGCGTAAAGAATTGCGCGTTCCTGTCGTCGAAGGGGAACTGATAAACGGCGTCATTAACGCTCTTACCGTAAAGCCCGGGCCTTACAGGTATCTTCGCCGTAACTGATGGGCTATTGATATCAGCTTCGCGAATACGTGTAGGATCATAGAGCACCCTATCAGTAAGCCGGCGACGGGCAGAAGCAATACGAGAGTTCCACAACGCAGAAGCAACGTCTTGGCTATTAACAACATTCTGTGCGAAACTCTTCGTTTGATAGCCAAGACCCAGACCATCTTCAAGAGGCTGAGAGAAGATAATAGGAAGGAGATTATGCGCATTGGTCTTACGCTCCGCGTAGACAACAACGCTGTTATTGATGATGACGAATTTCCAAATCTGCGGCAGATTGCGCGCGGGCACATTCATACCAAAATCCGCGGGAATGATACGAGCATACAAGGTCAGGCGCTCGTACATATTATTATACTGTATTCCGCTTTTCTGCTGGCCCGCAGTTGCCCACGCCATCCAGTTAGTAGATGCCCGCGGGTTATGTTGCAGCAACGGATCAGGATTCACGCTGGGGATATAATAGTTCTCATATAGCCCATAAGGAGCTTCGAAAGCTTTTACCTTATTTGATGCTATACCGTCGGGCAGATTCTCGAGATACTGCTTGAGTTCGATGCGAGATACCAGCTCGACGTAGCCCGCAAATTCTCCCTTGGTATGAACTTCCGCGGGCGCCACTCTGGTATCCCAAAGCGTATTATACATGTCCATACGCTTGAGCTTATTACCTTGCCAGAGCAAGTCTTTGGGCCGGCCAACCTTCGAGTTAAATGTCAGGTCCGTAATAGGCTGATAGATTGTTTCCTCAGCCCAATCGCATTCGATAGCGTTGATGTTATACTTAAGACCGTCACGGAACCATAGCAGCAAGTGGCGTATCCAGCCCTGCCGGATGCTATTCTCCATGAGAATCGTCTCCGCCATAACAGCGGCCTCATCGGGCACTGACGGCTTAGCTACGATGCCGAAGATGGGGTTGCCCGTGAGAAATACGCTGGCAAGATACGCAAGCGCAGTTTCTGTCTGCGTATACACGATAGGGACAACGACATCTTGTATCTTGCTCTTGTCGCCGACCCGATTTGCGGCCCTGCTAGCTCCGTCGTCGTAACCGTAGTTACCTTCGCGCTGATACGCAATGTCGATATTTTCTAGTTTCGGGCGCACATCCCAGTGCTCCCCAAGCATGTTAGTACAATTTCGGGCAAAGTCTAGCACTGAGTCTTGCGACTTGGGTGCTAGCGCGGACGGATAATCGGGCATGACTATTAATCTCCTCTTAGCAGTAATTCAACATTACGCTCGCGGCGTAATACTAATCCTGGGAGTTTCTGTCCTCCGCCCCAGACCCAGAGCCGCAATTGCGCCGCCGCACCCTGCCAATCACGCGCGTTAATACGACGACGCAACGTGCTAGCAGCGAGTCTGCCGTGGCCAAGATTGAAAGTAAAATCAACGATGGCAGCGAGACGTGAACTTTTCTCGAAAGACAGCACAGGACAAAGCGTAATCGTAGATACGAGAGCCGAGCGCATATCTTTCGCCAAAAGCGCTTCGCCTTGCATCTCAGTAATCGCCGGATGCGTCTTTGCGCACAGATGCCCGTAACCAATAGTCCAAAAATTAGCTGGACACAAATATGGAACAGCCATGATGACAGGCTTTCTCTGCACGATCCTATGAAAGCCTTCGCTGATTTTGCAAAGGTCGATAGCTTCCTGAGGAACTTCCACGAGAACTCCTTATCCAATACGCTTCATTACACGATCAAGGAACCAGAAGCTGAGGATGCCCGCAAGTATCCCCGCATCTTCCGGCCCGTAAATCTGGGTAATAGCTGCGGGAGCAGACAATCCGCCGCCTTGATAAGCTAGCCAGAAGCCGGCAGCCTTACTTGACATGTACAGTGCTACGAGCATGTAAGTAACCATCGGGCGCACCGACGCTGAAAGTTTCGCGGACCAGCCGCCAGCAGCTACTGACATGTCTGCCTGCCCGCGAAGTGCTGCGGTAACAGCGTCAAGAGACGCAAGGACGTTAGCTCCTTCAGTCGCTATTAGCAGCTGTTTCTCCGCAGCATCTGCACGCTGCCGATCCATTTCAAGTTGCTTATCGAACATGCGGACTTCGTGCTCCCGCTCATTCTTCTTATCGAAGTGTTTTATCACATCGGGAGCAAGACGAAAGACGCCGCCGAGGAAGCTGCCAAGAATAGTTTCAAGGATCATAATTACCTGCTCCAGGAGATAGAAAAATTAAATTGCGGACGTTGCAGCTTCACTGCGTACACTAGCGTGATACGAATCGTCAATGCCGGCCATCATGATTGGCATAGTAAGCAAGTGCCAATACACTTCGATGATCTTTCTTACGTATCCCAGAATGTCCAGGATATCGTCTTTGTTCTTCTGTGATAGCGGATCGAATGCAGCGATCTGCCCAAATACCTCGGCCCGCACGGTCTGCGCTATTAACGTCTCGCCGGCAATGAGTTCCTGGAAGACACGCTTGATGCGGGCATTCTTACTAACACCTTGCGGGTCCACAGGCTGAAATGCGATGCCTTCCAACTGCAGCTTCTCAGCGAAGAAGTTAAACCAATACAGTAGCGTATCCTGATACGCAACGTTCTCAACGCATATCAGGGGCGTCTTATGTACAAGCGCCATTACCAGCGATCTCTTTATCGTATCGCCTGGCGATAGCACCTCATTGACCAGCTCGACGAGGTACGGTTTCCCGTCGTATACAGAGAACCTACCAATGACGGTATTATCGCTTTTCTTCCTTTTCCCGCCGGGGTCGATGATGATAAAACTTCCTTGCGGAAGTTCTTTGAAAAGTGCCGGATTGGGGTTAGGCATCTTTCTAACATCAATGCCGCTTCTACCCCCTGATGTCTCGTCATTTTGTACTTCTGCGAAGAATATTTCTGGATGTCCAGCTTCGACGTCATGCTTAAGCTCCTGCAGTAACTGCTTGATAGGCTGCAGCTCTTCCCAGAGGGAGGTGAAGTTAGCAAGGATGCCGCCGGTAATTAGCTTAACCCACTGAGTGTTGCTTTTCAGCTTCCGTAGAATCGAGCCTTCATACGGATACATGTTACCGATGAAGATATAAAGACATCCCAGGTGTGAGCGTGTTTTCATCAGCGTAGAGAGCATCCACTGGTACAGTGCCCGCGCTTCGATGTCACTAGCAGCGCCTTCGCGGGTCTGTATATCCTCCATGATGATGAGATCGGGCCTATTATGCTTGAGGTTAAGACCCCGCAGGGAACTGCCGGCACCGAGGGCTGCGATAGTAATGCTTCTATTACGATACCCGAATTTCTTGAGAGCTTGCGAATCTTTCTCTAAGCCAAGGCGCCAATTACCAAAAAGCGTCTTGATATTCTCCTCATCTAGCATGTCTGCGATGTCAGCAAGGATGTTCTCTGCCAATGTCGCTGTTGAGGCAACTATCAAGATCAACTTCTTGTTCGTAAAGAGTACGCAGTAGACTACAAATATCTTTATGAACGTAGTTTTAGCGAATCCCCGCGGGATGCCAATAGCAATCTTGCTGAAATCCCGCACCATATTTACCTTCTCCAGCAGCAAGTGCCAGATAGCAAGGTAAAACGCGGGAAAGAGCATGGTAATTACTGAAGGCAGTATCAGGCCCGAGAAGAAATTAAGATCTTTCTTCGCAATCTCAGTTACTTCCCGGGCATCGAAGGCACTTTCCTGCTCGATGCTCTCCGGATTACCAACATCCTGCGAAAATCCCGGGTAACTACCAGGCAACGGCGGCACAGAACTATCTGCGCTCGCGCCGGCACCCAGTTTACCGAGGATATCGTTGATATTAGGCATTGCGGGGATACCGCTTACAGGACTCGTTAAATTCCATACTTTGTTTCGAGCTCTCCTTCAAGCACTCTGCCAGCAATTCTTGCTCGCGCTGCCTCCTTAAGAGCTGCAACTGCCTCAGTTTCTCCTCCTCCGGTGCCGGCGGCGTCTGTGAGCAGCTTATCGATGTCTTCACCTTGTACCTCCTTCATTAGTACATTAGATGGCATAGTTGCGAGTTCTTGGGAATCGACCCCGATGACAATGCCGCTAGCATCAACTTGAAAGCGGGCAGTGACTATATTCGGCATCGATAGTTTAACGATAGTCTTGAATTGCTGCCCGCTCGTAGGATCGGAACTCCCACGACGCTGAGCCTTATTAAGAAGCATGAGGGCCCGAAATACTTCCCCAGGCTTTACGAAGAAATCCTTGATATCATCGAGCTTCTCAAGGAAGTAATCTTCGAGTTGATCATAGCGCTGATCCCGCAGTGTAGCACTCTGCAAGTTCTGAAAGCGCAACTCCGCTACTTTCTGCGCAAAATCATCCTCTGATAGCAGCTGAGAAACGCGGGAGATGTCAATACCGAGTGCAAGCGCTACCACGGTAGGAGATTGTCCATTACCTAACAACTGCAATGCTCGATCCCGGGTACTATTACCACTCATCGCGGGCGCTCCCTTCGCTGTTACGACTGACTTTACTACTAACTTAGAACGCGGGCCACCGGCCTTTTTCGAAAACGCGCTTACGTGGCCCGCCACCTGCGTATCATACGCTGCCCGCGATGAAAGAGATAAGGAGGGATCTTGATACGTGCAGGCTGCTAACACTAGCGCTAACAGAGTGAAAAATTTTTTAGGAAAATTAGCGAGGGAGTTAAGGAGTATGTTTGGACGACGACTTAAAAAGCCCGGTACCCCCGGCTGTGTTGCTCTGTCCTGCTCTTACCTTCGAGCGCAGCGAGCTGTGCTTGCTCTTAGTTGTTGGTGTTGCGCGCAGTGATCGCCGGCCTATAGTACAGATAGCACTATCATCTGTGCTATAGGCTGGGGATCACCGCAGTTGCGCGCTCGTCGTGCGAAGCACTGTTGATGCTGGGTGTTGATGTTGGGGTTGGGGTTGATGTTGCTTTTAGCAAGCGGAGCGCGCAGCTATGCGATTGACACTGTGTATTCATAGCACTGATGTACAATGCGCATCCATAGGATACTGGAGGCACTGCCCTTGCTTGTGGTGTTGATTCTGCCTGGGACCTTGCTTGTGCCTTGGCAGGAGTAAGCGCAGCGCATGCCCTTGTTGTTACTGTCACTGACGCCTGGGCTACAAGCTGTGCTCTTGCTAGCTCTTACCTAGCTGTTACAGGATTGCGCTAGCAATCACTATCCGAGTGTAACGAGGGCGAGCCGTAAGGCGAGGCTAGCGCTAGCGGCAGTCCTAGTTGTTGCACTTACTATGAGCGAAGCGATCTGGATAAAGGTGTTAACGCGAGCGAAGCGAGCGCCGCAGCGCACCATAATGGTGCACCGCAGCAGGTTATTAGCAGGCTTGATAGCGCAACTGGCAGCAAGCGTGCGTGTAGGTCTTGCTAGTGTCGAGCCACACGATGCGCAGCAGCACCACGAGGCGGATTTGCGGGCCGATGATACGCTGCGCCATGTAAGCTCCGCACTTACGAGCTATTGCCAGCGCGTAGTAAGCGGCGTTCGTTGTCTGTCCGGTGTTCATGTAGAACCAGAAATTACCTTTAAGAGCCGCGATGCTTTGCGGGCGGATGTACTCGTGGTAACTTTGCGACAGTGACATGATGCTAACTCCTGGGATTAGTGGGATATTTAGTAGGGAGAGGGGTGTTAGCCCTACTCCCCAGGGCACATTGCTAGATGAGTTCCTCCAGGTCGAGCGCTTCAGGCTGCAAGATAAGATCGAGCTTCTTGGCGATGTCGTCTCGCATAGAGGACGCGGGCGCTAGTTTCTTCAGGAGGTCGATTAGTTTCTGCGCGTCGGTCTTGTTTATCTTCGGAGCTACGGATGCAAGTTTTTGGTAGGCTTCTGCGTAGTTGTTGCAAGTCGCAGCAATCTTAGCTTCATCGGTGATGCCCTTGGCAACGAGTGCTTCAGTGATGCCGGGGAGCATATCGCTATCGAACCAAGCTGCGATGCCTTCCTTGTTCATGCGGCGCTTGCTGTTCTCGGCGTTGGCGTATGCTATGATAGCATCAAGGGTGATCTTATCGCCGTGAATGTCTTGCGCGCCCCCGGTGTCAATGAGCGTCTTGATGATGCTATCTTGCCAGTCGTTAATTGCACCTTGCAGCGCCTTGATTGTAGCGGCGCGGGTGAGGTCGTTGAGCTTCGGCAGTTCTGCGCCGATGTCAATCGTTGGTATCTCAACGAATTTGTTTTCCTTCTTCGCCTTCTTGGCTTTCTTGTCTTCCTCGGTCTGGCGGTAGGTGAGGATACTCAAGCGATTACCTTCTGCGGGTGTTTCCTTGCCTGTGTATGCGCGCACGCTGTAAGAGGTAGTCATGATGATTAAATCTCCTTGTGGTAGAGGTCTAGGATTTCAAAAGGCGTATCGATCGGGTCTTGCTGCATTGCTAGGATATACACGACATGCGAGCGGATTGTGTGATCGCCGGTCGTAACATCAGGCTTATGCGGGTGTGTCACCTTTACTTTCTGATGTGGCTTGGTAAGGTGCTTCAGTAGTACGAGGATCGTTATATAGTGCATGGTGCTTGTGTTCCTTTCTTGCTATCCTCGGGGGCCTGCCGAGGCAGGTGGTGCGGTACTGCACCTATATAGTAAGCAGAGATCATGCCACGGAGATTATATTTTACCATCCTTGATTATTAAGGGTTTTTTCTGGCATGCTGGTTGCTAGGTGTGGCGGTGCGTCGTCGTTGTTGTCGAGATCTCAGCAGGTAAGCTGGCACGATCTTTGCCGCCGCCGCCCCCTTTGCCGAGCATGGGGTTGGTGTTAAGGAGGTATGTTATGAGCGGAGATGGTAGCACCTCAAAGCGTGTAGCTGCCTCACATTTCTGGTTCTTACCCTGCGAATGCAATGAGCACTGGTTAGCGCAGTAGATGCGAGCGCTGTTGGTTCTTATGAGCGGAGTCGATGCTATTGTCCGTATTCGTGGTCAGTGTCTTCGCAGCGCGACGAATCCTAGCTCTTTCCCTCAGCCTCTTGTGAGCTTGCGAAACAAGACTCGATAGCTCTTGACCTTGCGCGGGAGTCTGAGGGAGCGCAGCGGCCCCTCAGCGGACTGGCTTCGGTATTTAGACAAGCACTGGGATCACTGATATTAGCAGTAAAGACTAAAGGCAATGAAGCGGGTAATGGCATGAATAAGATAGTATCTCAAGTGAATGAAGATCCCTGCGATGTACGAGATGTACAAGAAATACAACGAATACACGCATACACCCCACCCTCTCCCCCTATATATGAGGCTTGGGGATCTTCACTATCTACCCTTAGCTTTCTTTTTCTTTACTTAAAGTGGGGGTATAAATATGAAGGTCGATCATGGAGCGAGTTGGTAAATAAGAAGGAGAAAAACAGGGAAGTGAAGATCCCCAAAGGCCGAAATAGGGGGTGGTAGAGGGGGGTGTTATGGTGTTTTCTGGTATTTTGCGTATTTCTTGTATATCTCGGGGATCTTTGACTGAGCGTGATAGTTTCTCTTCTCCTCGTAGCACTGGGGAAAACAGCACTATGAAAGTAAGAAAGCCCTTAAAGCGAAAATTTCTCTTGACACTGCCCGCGATTTCCGGCAAAATCGGGATTGGTTCGGGCATCCGCCTGGGCCGTGGTAAGAGAAGTCTTAGTAAGACCTGAAGGCAGGAACACTGAAGGCAAGCAAGTCATAAGACGAGTCACTTACGAGATGCTAGATAACAACTGGAGATACTACGATGCCCCGGATACCTCATGGCTTTGCTGTAATGTACTGGCTGGACGATGAGAAGCGAATGGTTGCCCGCGTTTTCCCTACAGAAGTAGCCGCGGTTCTTTACGCTGATAGCATGTCAGCAAGCTTGCACCCACAGGTTGTCGCACTGTTCATTCGCAGCACCAACTAGATACTAAGCTCAAGGAAAGTAACCATGCAGATACTATGTCGTTTCAGTGCGCTCACACTGTCCAGATACGAGCACTTCAAGGGCCTGCACATTGCTGATGTGCATCCTATCTTCGAAGTAAAGAGTAAGATCCTCTGGAAGATAGCACGGAGCTTCCTCGATGAGCGCACTACGAAGGAAGAGCGGAGACTGATCTTCCTTGCTATCGCTAACTCCACCGGCCTCATGCGCTTTCAAGTGCCCGCGGAACCTAGCGATAATACCATACTGAATTGCTTCCATCAGCTGCAAGCAATCGCGGGCTGGATTGAACACCTGCAAGCACCTGGCGTCAGGTTCCCGGCTTACGTCGTAAGAACTGAGAATAGAAACCTTCATAACTTCAAAGACTGGCTCAAGGCCCTTGAGGAAGTTAAGAAAGCATTCTACGAGGGCCAGGCAACACAAGAGCATAAGCACCGCATGACGCTGCTCGAAGATAAGCTGACACGGCTGATCCTCTCGCAAGTAACACAAGGTAGCCGAGGCATTACTAACCTCATGGCCACCTGGGCACTTGATGCTAGCGAAGCACCGCGGGAATGCAAGCCTACATGGATGAAGATCCTAAATACACCGCGGGATAGGATCTACACGATCAGCAGCACTGACATCAAGTCACTGATATCACACCTGGAGGAGAACCTTCCCCACGGATCAATTGCTGCTACTGCAGTCATGCGGCGAGTGCGGGAACTACTACAGCAGCAAGCTGATGGCCTAGGTCTCTATGAGATCCTTACTGACGATGATAGCGATGCGAGTCCCAACGGTGCGCAGAGAAATGAGGCTATCACCAGCGAGATAGCGAATACGCCCGCGGCGATAACAGCTGCTATCATGGCCCCGATCGCTGAGCCAGTGCCCGCGAATTACGGTAGCAAGGTATCATACCTTATTGCTAAGGCACAGTGGAACCTCGCACAGAACGCACTGGCTAATGCTGCAAATAACACAGTGAAAGCTGAGAATAAGGAGCAATCATGATGACCTTCGATGCCGATACTGTGCGCCTGAAGCTCATGCCCGGAAGTCTCCGTGTTAATGGTGAGCTGCTTTCTCGCAAGGAAATAACAAACACGCTGCGCTCCATCTGGAATCTGTCGCCGGCGCTGACAAAGGAAGCTAAGTTCTCTCCGTTCTTGCGAAGCTGGGAAGGCCCGCACCTCATTACGCAAATCAAGGATGGCAGGATCTTCTACCAGCAGAAGTGGTGGGTCGTCGTCTGGAATGTAACGCCTGAGCGCGCATACGCTGCTAAGCAACTGCTGCTATCTTTCCGCGGTGACGACACCTACGGAAGATATGTAATCATCAGAATCAAGGGCGAGCACTGATATGACAATCGGAATGGGAAAGATACTAGCTGCGATAGCAGCAGCGAAGGCGAAGCGAGAGGCGGAGCAGCAGCAGGCAACTGAACAGCCAGAGCCGCCGCTGCCCACAACCTTCTATCTCGCAGATCCTAACTTCGCAGAAGCGCCTGATACCACAGATACCACAGATACCACAAATGCTAACATCGTCCTGCATGGCAAGGAGTATAACAAGGAGCAATCCGAGGCAATACGTCGCGTTGCTGCCGGCGAATCTATCTGCATGATCGGAGCTGCGGGCACTGGTAAGACCACAGGCACCCACGGCATGGCTCACTATCTCATAGATCGCGGGCTAGGATCTATTGGCGCTAGTACAAAGTGGCTATCGCACGATGCTCCCGGGGTTGTTATCCTATCCTTCACTCGGCGTGCTACAGCTAACATTAAGCGTCAAATGCCCGATGATCTTAAAGGTAACACCCTTACCTTTCATAAGATCCTGGAGTATAGGCCGGTCATCTACGAAGAATACGATCCGGCAAAAGGTAAGCTTGTTAAGAAGCGCAGGTTCGAGCCTTTTCGCAATCGTAATAATCCTCTGCCCGCGGGTATTAAGGTTGTCATCGTCGAAGAATCTTCGATGCTTGGCCTTGATCTTTTCATGCGCTTTTACGAAGCTCTCCCCTTCCCTGAGAAAGTGCAGTGGGTCTTCCTTGGTGATATCAATCAGCTGCCTCCTGTCTTTGGTAAGAGCATCTTCGGGTACAAGCTCCTCGAACTGCCTGTTGTCGAGCTTACGCAGATTTACAGGCAAGCTCTCGAATCTCCGGGCCTGCGACTAGCTCACGCAATTAAGGACGGCGCTATCATTCCTTCGGAACTAGAGAAGGGCCGGCACGTTGTCCCTAAGGAGTGGCATCATCCGGGCAAGCTCACGATACGCTACTGGCAGCGTGAGATACAAGAGGACGAGGCGCTACTTACAGCGTACGGTTTCCTTAAGAAAGGAATCGAAGATGGCTACTACGATCCTTATGCCGACATGGTGCTCCTACCTTTCAATAAGCGCTTCGGTAGTATCGAACTCGGTAACTACATCGCTAATTACCTCGGGAAGCAGCGCGGTGCGGTAGTGCATGAAGTGATCGCGGGCTTCAATAAGCACTACCTCGCTGAAGGTGATAAGCTGCTCTATGATAAGGAAGATTGTATCATCGAACGTATTACTCCGAACGAGGGTTACATGGGGGTGCCCGCGCAACTTGCTAGTATCCACATGGATCGCTGGGGCGTAGTTCACCAGGCAAGCGATGTCAGTGAGATAGAGAGGAAGAAAGCGCTAGATACTGGCCCCACTGATGTCACTGACATTGACTTCCTCCTCGCACAGACTGACGTAGAAGATAGAGTACACGCAGCATCGCATACTATCGTGCTACGCATGACTGGCATGAGCGGTGCCGCCGGCGGCTCTAAGGTAGCACAGAGCGACGATGACGATCTTGATAACGACGATGACGATGCACGCACTGTTACGATAAGCGATGCAGCTGAGATTAACAAGCTCATTAGCGGGCACGTCATGACAGTGCATAAGAGTCAGGGCTGCGAGTGGAGGAGAGTATTCTACTTCATTCATCGGTCACATAGCATCATGGCTTGCCGGGAGATACTCTACACTGGCACCACACGCTTTCGTGAAGAGCTTGTCATGATAGTGGAGCCGGATAGGGGCACTCCTGGTACTAAGAGCTTCAAGGCAGGTACTTTCCGGAAAGGGATCGAAAGCCAGCAAATCCCTGGTAGCAATCTCCACGAGAAGCTAGAGCACTTCCGGGAAGAACAGCTTAAGGCCCTCTCGCAGCTTAAGAATGAAGAGGATAAAGATGAGATAGCAAAGCTCCTCTTTATCATCGGAGATAAGATTAAAGCTCGTATCAAAGAGCAGGTAGAAGTACATCGAGAAGCTGTGGAGAAGGCTGCCCGCGATGCCTGGGAGAAACTCGTAGCACTCGATCCTGCTAAGCGATACATCCCGCGGTATCAGGTAGATATCAGCGTCTCGTTCGGAGATACCGCAGGCACTGCGCAGTCGAAGCCCGGCACTAGCATCATCACCATCGACAGCACTTACCTTATTAAGAACCCCAAGGAGTGCATCGAGCGTACTGTGCCGCACGAGGTAGCGCATATTGCTAATACCTGCTGGAACGAAGGAAGCGGGCACGATCGCGGGTGGAAGGCACTGATGAAGGAACTTGGCTTCGTTCCTGATAAGGAGATCTTTCATCACATGGGCTCCAGGCAAGCAGCCCTGCAAACCGTAGCGAAAGGAATGTGAGCATGGACAAGATATTCGTAGTGCATTGTTGTGGCGTATATATCCAAGGCATCGTCGGCGTATTCAATACGCTCGAAGCAGCGAAGGAGGTAGCAGAGCGCTTTCAGAAAGCAGAGAACGAAGAGGATGGCTACCACTTCTATGAAGTAGTAGAAGTCCCTGTTAATATGCCCGCGAAGTGGGAGGTACGAGGCAGTACCGGAACTCGCTTCGCTGAGTTTCCTACCGTTCACCGCACAATAGAGCAAAGGTGGAGATAGCATGCCCGCGACAATTAAGGAAGCAGTGGAAGAGCTGATAATGGTAGTTGACACCGGCAAACTCAGTGCTAAGGACCACGACTTCGGGATCAGCCTCTGCGAGTACTATCGCAAGCATGGAAAGCTCAGTGATAAGCAGCTCTACTGGGTAATGAAGTTCATAGCTGAAGCTTCCGGCGCGAAGGTGTCGCTGCCCGCGGTTGCTGCTAACAAACCGCAAGCAACAGTGGATACCATGGCATTCGATGCCGAGCCACTAAGGGCTATTTTCGACAAGGCCCGCAGCTTCCTGAAGTACCCATCGATAACCTTATCAGGCGCGCCAATCACAAGCGGGAAGCTGCGCATCTATCTTAGCACGCATTCAACTAACTACGCTAATCACCTCATGTTTAAGTCTGCTACGTCAGACCTAGATAAGCTGCTCTATGCTTCTGTCGATCCCATGGGCAAGGGCACCCTGTACTTCTATCCTCTGCGCCAGCGGCTAGCACTAGGATCTTATAAGAAGGAGGATAACACGGAGCTTGTCAATCTTATCATCGGCATTTCCCTAGATCCGACCCGCGTTACCAAGATGAACGGCATCAAGTTCTCGCACTGCTGCTTCTGTAATAACGAACTCACTAATGCCAGTAGCCTCTACCATGGATACGGACCGGTGTGTGCAGAGCACTACGGACTTCCTTGGGGAGAGGTGCCCGCGAAGTTAGAAGATATCAGCGCTCCCGAAGCACCTACTACAACTACCAAGGCTAAGGATACTAAGTATGCAGGCCCCTTCTGACCCCGAAGCTAGCTTACACATCGCGGGCATTAACACTGTCACCATTGACACGACCATACCATCGATGCTTGTCGAGGGCATGAATAACATTCACGTCATTATCGATAGGACAAACAACCTCCTGACAGTGAACTCTGATGCCGGCGTTATCTTATCTGTTAAGGGAATCACCGGTGCTATAGGCATTACGTTTCAAGATCTTGCTAAGGCGGCTATTGCAAGAGGTCTGCAATCAGGCAAAAAAACCCCTTGACGCGGATTCGGCCTTGCGGTATAGTTGATGTTCCTCTGAAGCAAGAGGCCCACAGGTTATTAGTAACTCCAAACAACCAAGGACATTTGCAGAAATGACTGACAACACCAACGAAGGACAAGCACTCGCACACCCCGCACTGGTATCTACCAGCGTTGCGATGAAGCCGATTACCTTCTTCTTCAAAGAGAAGAAAGATGCTAACGGCAAGAAGACTGGCTATCGCCGGCCCGCGTTGAACCTTAATATCCCGATCCCGTCGGCAGTCTTCCTTGCTTCCGTCATCAGCAACGGCATCACTGCGTACCGGCAAGTCATCCCGGAAGGTGCTGCTATCCCCAGCGATGTTTCCAGCGCCCGCAACATGCTGGACTTGCTCCTGAACGCTAGCGCTGACATCGTTTACAACGCGGCCCGCCAGCAAGTCAACGACAAAGACGATATCTCGCAAGAGACTCTCGATATGTCGAAGATCAGCTGGGAACACATCGCTAACATCCCGCCGGCGGAACGCAAGGGCACTGGTATCAACGAAGAAACCTGGGAAGACTTCGTCAAGGACTACGTTGCTGTCATGCCCGCGGCGCTGTCTTCGCAAGGTATCAGCAAGACCGAGGAGCAGATTGCTACGCAAGCTGAGATCCTCAAGAAGAAGTTTGCTGCTTACCGCCAGCAGAAGAAGATCGTCGGTTACATGCGCCAGATGCTGGCTCTCTGGTATCAGCACACGCAGCAGAAGGAAGACTTTGCCAGCGTGTACGAGTACCTCGATGGGCGGGCCGAAGTTCTGCTGAAGGCCGACGAACAAGCTGTGCTTGAGAACATCTAAGCATCGGCTCAGCTAACTAGCAAAGCTGAAGGGTATCTGGGGGCGTTCCCTAGGTACCCTTTGTCATTTCTAGTGGTAGCGAAAGGGGTGGTATTATGAGTGAGAAAGCAGAGCTGTCGGTGCCCGAGATTGTTGAGAAGCTATTCGAGGGCAGCGAAGTAAGAGTACCTCTAGGTTTGTTTACGGGCTCAACAGCAGTCGAAGCCTTCCTCTCTCACGTGCGTACTACGAAGTCCCGCACTGTTAAGAAGTTCCGTGCTGTTGGCTTCGAGTTTTGCGGCGACCAGATGAGTCTCAGTGTTGCGCATGACCCAGTAACTGACAGTATGACTCTTAAGCTAGTGCCGCCGAAGGTTCCGAAGTACACAGTCATCGTAACTCCCGCGGAAGAATAGGCGCAATCATGCCTAGAATGTACGAGCCTCTTTGGGAGCAGCTTTCGACCGCCGGCATGGTGCGCATACGCTGTGCGCCGGATGCTGTCAGTCGTATTAAGAAGGCTGTTATCAAGGAGAAGGACATGGCAGCTGACCCGAAGTGGAGGCATCGCCGGCTCCTTATCTCGATCAGCAAGGGCACTGAACCTAATACCTCTGACGTAGAGTTCAGGCTTGTCGCTAAGCTCTCGTCAATAGCTAATATATAGGGGCGCAAGATGTACCTTGAGATGTACCCGGAAGAATACTGGAAGTGGCAGCAGCGCATGCGCCGTAGTTTCCCGGAGCACTGGGAGAAGATTAAGGATGCGACCAGCGAGGAAGCAGTGATAGATTACATGAACTGGTGGCTTGGTTCATCTGTGTCACTGGGTACGTCGATAACAGATAGCGTTGCTGTCTGGATGGAGCGCATGGATAGAGTTGCCGGCGGTTCTAGTATCATCCTTCCGCCCGGCGTTCGGCTTAATTAAGGAAACCTAGAGACAGCAATACCAGGGAGATACGCCCCGGCTTGATTAGCCGCGGTTGCACGGCAGACTAATCACCTGACAGTGCATTAAAGATGTCTCCCGCGTTTTGCTGTTTCCTGCGTATGACTTACATTGGTACCGAGGAGAAAGACAATGCCTGAAGCACTATCCGAAAGCGAGCAGATCCTGCAAAGAATCGGCGACCTTGAGAAGCTCTTACTAAGCGGCCACCCGCAGCTTGGCATGGAGCTGGCCCGGATTCACAAGAACGTAGCAGAGCAGCCGGAGTTGCTGCATATCCTATCAGATGAGCAGATCGCGCTGATAGTAAAGAGCCAGTCGAGAGTAGCGCAAATCGATATCCTGCAGGATAAGGTATCAAGCAAGTCTGCAAGCAAGCCCAAGAAGACTGTTACGCTCGACGATATCTAGGAGTCATGGCAATGACTGGATATAGAGTGCTGCCACCGTATCGTCCGACACGCCCGCGAAAACTAGCGCAGCAGTATAACAGCATCATTCGCAACGTAGCCGGCGCGCTCGCACAGGCATCTTACATATCTAATATTGTCAATGCGTCCTATCGTGCCGGCGAACTTGATGGCGTAGACTACACGGCGATGTGCCTGAGCTTGGATAACTTCCGCCTGGCATGCAGGAAGCTTAAGCACCAAGCTGGTATTACGCGGGATCAGGCAATAGCAAGTGCCCGCGACAAAGAACCAAAGGTTAAGTGATGAGCACCGCGAGTAAATACGATAGGATAGTCATGGCTAGAGTTCTTAGCTATCGCTATTTTAATTCCGATATCACACCGACGTCGCTCTACTACGACCTGCACACTACAGTCTGCCGGCAGCCGTGGGTAGAGAGTATCGTAGCTAAGTGGAATCGCCACTTGCACGGTCCCGTGCCCGGTAATAGTATCTGCTGGGGATGCAAGGAGACGCTCAGGAACTGGGCAGTTCGTGGGATTGTTGATACCTGCGCTTATTGCAGCCCGCATTTTCGCGACTTGTATCCCGGCCCGCAAGCAATGCTGCTAGCTACAGCGCACGATGCGAGGCTTTTGCTGTACACCTTCTCTTGGCAAGATCAAGATTATATCTACGGCATACTCTACCATCACATGAGAGTGCAACCTGATCATGGAATACTTCCGCAATCCTACCAGCGGCGCGTATCGCAAGAAGATGTCCAACCCGCGTGCAATCTCGTACTCAACTCGCCGCACGTTACACTCATGCCCGCGGCGCTTCGAGTTGGATAAGCTGAAGAATGCTGATGTCTTTAGCGAGGATGAAAACGCGGGCCTGCAAGATAACATCGACTTTGCCTACGGTAGCAGTTTTGCTGCTGGCATCCAGCAGTGTCTCATTAAGCGGGACAGGACTGCTATCATCTTCTCTGCCTGGCTTGCCTGGGATACGGACCTGCTGGCATCGAAGCCTGATAAGCGTAAGAGTTTCTCTTATGTTGTAGCGGCACTCGATAACTTCCTAGCTCACTATCAATCCTTCATGGGGAATTGGGAGCTTGCGTATATCGAGGGGAAGCCCGCGGTTGAGTTGTCAGTACGTGTCGATCTTGGCAATGGATACTATTACTACCTGCACATCGACGGCGTACTACGGCATAAAGTCTCGGGCAAGTTCCTTATCCTGGAGCTGAAGACAACAGGCTTTAATAATATCCATCCCGCGATCTTTCAGAATAGCGATCAAGGTCTCGGGTATTCTATCGTGCTCGACTCGCTAGTCGAAGATAAAGAGAACCTAGTTTACGAGGTACTGTATCTTGTGTATAAGACAAGCCGGCAGGAATTTGAACCTATGTTCTTCACGAAGCGACGTCTTGAGCGCATTAGCTGGATTAGAAACCTACTATTTGATTGCGAAGACATCGAGAAGTTTAAGAGCGCCAAGCACTTTCCCCAGCGCGACAGCGGCTGCTACTCTTACTTCAGAGCTTGTCCTTATTTCGAGATGTGTGGGATGAGGACTAGCAGCTTGACGAAGTATAACACGCTTAGTGATATGGTCGAAGGGGAGCTAGCGCCAGCGGATTTCGAAGTTAGCTTGCAGCAGATTATCAATGACCAAGCAGCAATGATCGGAGGCTAGCAGCAATGAACCTTAATGAGTACAACGGCCAGGCATTTCAGAAGATACTTATATACGGGCCGGCGAAGATGGGTAAGAGCGCACTCGCAGGCACACTAGCGGAGTTCTTTAATGTCACGTATAACGACGCGGAAGATGGTGTCAAGACGCTCTTGCAAATGCCATCGGAGTGGAAGGCCCGCGTGGATCTCGTGCAGTTCCCTGACACGCAGGATTACCCGATATTTGCAGAGAGCGCACTTAAGATCCTGCGTGGCGGCGAAGTTACGATCTGTAATACACATGCGAAGGTAGACTGCATGTTGTGCAAGGCTAATAAGAAGCCTCTGACCACGGAGCATCTTAATGCCCGCGACCCGCAGCGTGTTTATATCTTCGACAGCTGGACTCAGTTTCGTATCAGCTGCATGTGGCAGCGCTATCGTACGGCGTACAAGGGTAAAGAGCCCGAAGACTGCAAGTTCGAGTGGGATGACTGGCACTGGCTTAAGATGGTAAATGAGAAGGCAGGCAGTTACATACAAGCTGCCCGCGGCCATCTTGTTGTTGTCAGCCACGAGGAGATGGTAGAGCAGGAAGATAAGCGGAAGCAGGTCGTGCCAGTCGCGGGCAGCGAGAACACTAACAAGACCTTTGCCCGCTACTTTGATCATGTTATCTACGTGACGAAGCGCAACAATAAGATCCGCTATATCAGTGAAGCTACCGGCAGCAACGATGCAATGTCCGGGTCTCGTGCGTCCTTCTCCATCGAAGGCATGAAGCAAGAGACTCTCTCACTTGCCCCGTTCATTGATCCCACGCTTATTAACAAACCCCGGAAGGGTATCAGCGGCTTTGCTTTCGCAGCTCAAGCAGCTAAGAACGCAGCTTCCGGTAAAGCTGATGACAAGGAGAAGTCTGGTGAGTGAGAATCAAGAGTTCGATATACACGACCCTCTGACAAGGGTTGCCATCGTGGATACGATGAAGGCCCTGGTAGCACTGCCCGCGGGAGTTACTGCTACGGAGTTCCTCGCGCTGATCCGTCCGCTGCAAGAGCAGCACGGATTTAAGGCTGTAATATACTGCGTAGTAGCAGCACTGCTGGCGCAGAAGGGAGTAATTAAAGCAGCTGAGACACATATCGAGAGCGCCTTGGCAGCACTCGCTACTTTCAAGGAGCCGAGATGAAGTCCTTTAAGGACATCGGACTCGATAGAGTCATCGGTATTTGCGGGCAGGCTGGCACCGGCAAGACTACGGCAGCTGTAGCAATAGCGCAGTCGCTTCCTTATTGGCGGTATAGCTTTGCCGGCCCGCTGAAAGACGCAGTATCAGGTCTATTCAGGATTCCTCGCGAGGATCTCGATGATCCTATTAAGAAGTACGTACCTCAAGGACGCTGGAGGAATCTTGCGCCGCGTAAGATCATGCAGCTATTCGGCACGGAGTGCATGCGCGACGTATTCTTTGACGACTTCTGGACGCGAGTAGCAGAAGATCACTTGGAGCACTTAGCAGCTGCGACACTTACCAAGCGTCTTTGCGTTGTCATCGACGACGTTAGATTCCCTAACGAGATTGAGTGGGTTAAGAATAACGGCGGCCGCATCATCTATCTGTTTACGCCGCGCACTGGGGAAGTGCAGGAAGGTAAGCTGCACTCCAGCGAACGTATCAATATCCCGCGGGTACTAGGTGCTAATGAGGCGACAGTATGCAATGTACAAGGCGCCCAAGGCAAGTTTGTTAACGATGTTCTTCGCATAGCAAAGAGGTGGCACTACGAGAACGATGATCTGGAACTGACTCGGCAGCAAGATAGTAAGAAGTAGTATTGGGTAATAGTGAGCAGCACTGAGTAATAGCCAGCAGCACTTGTGTTTTACCTCACCCTAATGGAGCTATACGCATCATGAATACCAAAGTCAAATCTGAAGTTACCGCCTCCGACGAAGAAGCAATGGCCGCACTGCTCGATGATAACTTGGAAGATGTTCCTGATCTTCCTGAGTTTGGCACTCCGCCGAAGGGCACGTATCGCCTGCTGCACAAGGGCTACGAAACCAAGAAGATCAACGACAAGCTGGCAACGGAGTGCCGCTTCAGCATCGTCGAAACCATCGAGCTTGCTAACGAGAACGATACTCCTCCGAAGGCCGGCATGGAGTTCTCGGAACTCGTGTGGTTTCATAATGACCCCATGAAGGCGAAGGGCGTTCTTAAGCGGCAGGTGAATAACTTGACCGGCGAGTTCGGTACCACCAACTTGGCGGAACTGATGGCTAAGGTCAAGGACATGGAAGTTATCGCGGTCGTTAACACGCGGCGTGACAAGGAGGACAGGGAGCGCTTCTATGCGTCCGTTGAAATCCTCCGGCTGGCGTAGTTAGTATTTGCAGTGCCCGCGGGAGCCTATGGTAGCACTGTCCGGCCGTAGATAACTCCCGCGGTTTTCCTTGCAGTGCCCGTAGTTTCTATCAACGAGAGGTAATGAAAGGTGAATGAACATGAGAGCAATGCAAAGTATGCAGCTTCTGGGAGCGCTGCTGGCAACAATGTGCTTGGCGCTAATGCAGCATGCGACAAGGGTACCCCTGATGTGCTATCAGCAAATATTGCGCGAGCCGATGAACAAGTTGCGCGCAACATCAACGAAGCGATGGATGACATGGCTTGCGGAGTTATCAGCACGCTGCTGCGTATGCATCTCTATCGCTGTAGGCTCGCTGGCAAACATGGTTGGTACTCGTACAAGGCGTGTTCGTACAGCGATCTACGGACCCGCCTGCAAGAGTGTGTTACCAGTCACAACTGGCTCGGTGTTGTGGCATACGCAACCTTCCTGCTAATGCGCCAGCGCATCGGCACCGATTAACGAGCAAATGAGAAAGGTGAGGAAAGGTGAAGTTACTTGCTATTGTCGCGCTTACACTTTTCCTCACCGCACTGGCGGCGGCAAATGCACCTATAAACGGTGGGTTGCGAGATATTTTAATAGCAGTGGCGCTGTGGGCGGCAATAGTTGTCACCATTGTAACTGCTTCTCTGGCGATGCTTGTAGTGTGAATGATGGTTTAGAAAGCCCGCAGTATTGTGAGGCACTCGCGGATTTTCTAAACTACCATGAGGTTAAGGTAAATTGGAGGAAGCAACGGTGAAGATAGTAACAGCGGCTGGGAGAAAGTTTGATGTAGAGATAGGGGCAAAGCTCTGCGGCATGCGCATCGTAGAATTTACAATGACAGCTGAGGAATTACAAAAAGCCGTGCGGCGTCATGGGTCTTCGTTGGTATATAGCTGGCTATTTCAGCATTTGTATCTTACATTCCCTCCAGTGGCTAGCGATCCTAATAGGATCATTCCATGAAAACACAGCTCATCCCAGATTTTCGAGACCAGCAGTTCTTGCCGTTACTAAAGCCGGTACTCTCCGGGTATAACATCAGCGTCAGCTCGAACCTAGCGCCGAGTACCTTATCAGAGGCAGCCTTGCGAGCACAAGCTAACGGCTGCGATTCTGTTATTACAAGCAACCCGCTGGTACTTAAGCTCTTACTCCAGCATCATTACAAGAAGACGCTTACTCGCACTCCTCGCACCGATCCTTTCGAGGGCTCGTACTTCGAAGCTCATGGCATCAAGTGGGTAGTTGTGCCGCCGGCAG